TCTAGTTTCTGTATCTGTCAAATCTTCCCGTAAACCTGATGTGTTATCATTATTATAATCTTTAAGGGCTTTTGGAGTAGATGTATATCTTAGTTCTCTCTTGGATCTGATTGTATCAACATCGGAATAATAATCAACTTGAACCTTACGAATGAGACCATCCGTGGTATCTGCAATAGGTCCAAACAGATAGGTTTTAACTGAAAAATTTAGTTTATAAATTAAAGCTCTTCTAGTGGAAAAATCTCCTTCGTAATCATCTTGAAAAGATATATCTTCTAATACAACCGGCAGATCTCTTTTTTCACCTATCGAATCGACTAAATCTACAGTTATATTAAATGCTGGTTGGAAATAAGGTAAAATTTGCTCAACAATTTGTAAAGCATCGTCATTTAATTTTGAAAGTATATTCAATTCAAATCCTATATTATAGGGTACAGGCATAAAAACTTTTTGTATTCTATTATTGTTATCAACTGTTTTGAATGTTTGTGTAACTGAAGTTTTTCTTGTTGCATCATAACCAATACTAATCATTTCAAAAGACATTCTTGGTAAAGTAATTTGAACAGGTTTATTAAGATTGGATTGCTGCTCAATTCTTGCTAGAAATTTTTGCATGGGTCCATAAGCCAAAGGAACCCTCATTTCTGAATAAGTATTACCATCTTTATCAGGATGTCTAATATAGATTTGATTGAATAATGTTCCGAAAGAAACGATTGTTTTTTTTATTATCTCGTGATAGTAATAATTTCCAAGCATTAGTAGTTACCAAATGGATTTGATTCTGTAAAGTCAAGAATAAGATCAGCTTCTTCTTCAATAACGTCATTTTGTTCATATTTATCACTGAATTGGGCTGAAATAACATAAGAAAGACTATACGTTGATGATGATGCGGATCCTACAATTATATCTCCAGGAACAAACGTACCATCCGTTGTTCCAAGGTTTAAAATATCTGTATTTTTATCCCAACTTTTAACTCTTGCTTTTGCTCCAGAAACAGATCCGGTAACGACTTCATTGAGTTCAAAAGTTCCAATTCCAGTAACTATTGGTGGTTGTGCAATTACAAAAGTCGGTGTTTGAGTGTATCCAATTCCAGCATCTGATATTAAAACTCTTGATATTGATCCAGTAGTACTAATTGCGACTTTACCTTTTGCAGTAATACCTATTCCAGGTTGAGGTGAACTGAAGGTTATTATGGGTGCAACTGGATACCCATCTCCAGGATTTTGAATATAAATTGGACCTACACCAGCATAATCGGTAACTATTTCACAAGTAGCTGCTGCACCAACACCATTTTCACCAGTTATTGATATTGATGGTGGTACTGTATATCCAAATCCAGTATTTGTTAATAAAATTTCCTTTATCGAATATACACCGTTAACACTTGTTGTAATTGCAACTGCAGTTGCACTTATCCCCCCAGATGGGGCAGTTGAAATTGAAACTATAGGTGTACTGGTATATCCAGATCCATCATTTGTCAGTTTTATTCTTCTAACATAACCAGTAGTTGTTGATGCAATTCCAACTGCTTGTTCACCAAATGAAAATAGTTGTAAAGAAGTAATATATCCCTGATTAACTAATGTTGAGTCTATTTCTTCAGTTGTAGTATTAATATTATCCCATCCACCCATTTCATCCTCATATTCAAATAATTCGCATTTCAATTCATAAACATAAGTTTTTCCTAATTGATAAAAAGGTTTTTCATGTTCAACAAATTTAATTTCAAATATTCTTTGCCCTAAGGGGAAATAAATTAAATCCCCTTCTCTAGGTCTTGAAGATAAAACAATTTCTTCATCATCTTCATTTTCTAAAAATGTTGATATAAAATCTTCAAAACGTTCTTTTGAAATGGTAATGATTAATTCATCTTTTAAGGATACTCCAAACTTTGTTAATAAGTCTCCAGCTCCAGAATAACCTTCATATGTATTAATATATGCCTCAATAGCAAAATTATCATCAAATTTTGATGCTATTACTTCTCTTATAATTGAATCTCTGTTTATAATTTTTCTCGGAATATAATAAACATCAATACCATACATCTTTAATTGTTCATTGATTAATTGCTGAACTAATCTTTGTTCTGTTGATGAGCCATGTTGAAAAAAAGGATTTAACGTCATAGTTTTATCCTATCATATCATATGGTGGCAACTCGTGCTCTAACATCATTGTCTGTTTCAATTGTTCAAGCTCTCTCTCAGCGTCTTCATAGATTTCTCTACCATTTAGTTCGATACCGCCTGGAAGTCTTACACCTCTAAATTTAATCAAATTTTGCCCCCATTGTTTTTTAATTAAAGAAGTCAAGTATTTTTTAAGAAAACTGTCATTATATACTGCAGTAAAATCATTAGGATCTAAAATCCTATAACAATCTATAATAATATAATCTCCAGCAGATTGAGATTTCCAATCAATATCTAAATATAACCTATTTTGCCTTTTATTGAATCTTATTTGCTTATCGGTCGTTAAAAGAAAATCTATATCTTCTAAGTAAGATTTAACCATTGAATATTGTAATAGTTCAACAGAATTAAAATAATATAGATCATTTAAAAATAATTGATATTTAATACTAAACATTCCACCAGAAATAGAACTAGTGTCGAATTTAAATATCTTTTCTATTCCAATAACAGAATCTGGAACTTGAATAAAATTTGAAGTTTCGTAAAAATTTGAAGTAGTTGTACCGTATCCACTTATTGCTGTAGATGTAGCACTAGATGTAACAATTCCAACCCCATCAGTATTTTTTGCTTCACCTCTATCAATATCTTCTTGAGTAATTTTATATTTCAGAAACATTCTTTCAACACCATCAAAATGACGCTCTTGAAAATACTGAAGAGCGTCATCAATTAAATCGTCGATTTGATCTTCGTCAACATTGATTTCTAAAACTGGGGCACCAAGTCTTCTCAAACAGTAATCAACCAATTCTTGTCTACTACCTGGTTTTGCCATTATTCAACCTCGGATTGCTGATAACTGTCTGATTTTTTTCTAGATCTAGGATGATCTATTTCAAGTTCTGCAAGTTTTTTAAGTAGTTCAGTTTTTTCTTCTTGATATTCTTTCATTAAAGTTTGCAGTTTTGCCTCTAACAAAATATTTTGATTTGTTACGGTAGATAACTTTTGATTGTATAATGTAATCAAAACATTAACATCAACTTCACTATTATGATTCATAATATCAGAAGACACCTCCATCAATCGTATCTGTCCAGGTAGGAACACCTGATTCATCTGTTGTAAGTATATAGGTAGATGTCGATATACCAGATCCAGGAGCAACAGTGCTGGTTAGTTGACCATTACTATCGAAGTAAGAAATACCGTTTGCATTAAAATCACCAGACTGATAGAAAATACCCTTGATATCTAGGTATCCCCTTGTTCCAGATACTACATTGTTATTAACAATAGCATCTGGAATATAAGTCCATCTATAATTGCTATCGTCAAAACCAAAGAATCCAGTTTTAATTTCTACTTCAGTTCCAATTCCAGATGATACATATTTAAATGCAATACCTTTATCATCGTTTGTATCTAAACCTTGAGATATTGTAATTTGAGATTCAGAATCAATTGATCCTATAATGGCGTTGGAAAGTGTTATTACTTTATTACCACTATCAATATCATCAATAACTGTATTGGAAGGAATATTAGTTCCAGTTACAATATCATTAGTATTAATTCCAGCAACACTATCTAAGGTTAATAGATCTGTTCCAACACCAGCTGCAGATGCTACAGTTCTATTTGTTACATTATCACCCAATACATAAATTGGGTTATTTGTTGTAACATTTACAGAGTTGACAGTTGTAGTGGTTCCATCAACTTGCAAATCACCCTTAATAACAACAGTACCTTCATTGCTCAATCCATCTGGATATGGGTCGATGAATAGAGTATTTCCACTTCCAGATTTTGTAGAAATAACATTAGAACTAATTCCAACGCTATCAAAAGTCGCACCACCTACATTAGTCAGAGCACCAATGTGGGTAACTACACCAGTAATAACAACACTATCAGTTGATTGATTACCTAAAGTTGTATTACCTTGAACTGTTAAATCGCCAGTGAGAGTCTGATTTCCACCAATAGAGATGCTATTGGTTACACTTAATGTGGAGATGGTAGCAGCAGATGATACATTAACATCATCAAGTTCTGCAAGACCATCAACAAAAAGATTTCTCCATTCTCTTGATGAAGAACCTAAATCCCTAGTACCATTTGTGGATGGGATAAGATCTGATACAAATCTAGCATTTAGGGTGATAGTATCATTAGTGCTGCTATCACCTAAAGTAATATTACCATCGACAGTTAAATTTCCACCAATATCTAAATTATTATCAACATCAACACTACTGTTAAATGTGGAAATTCCAGTAACAATTAATTGGTCATCAACTGTTACTGTTCCACCAGCAGAATCGAGAGTTAGATTGCCAGTTACTGTATCAATTTCATCATTATTAGTAATACCAATTTGGATATTATCAATGGTTGCTCCACCATTAGCATCAATCCCACCAGTGAATGTTGATACTCCGGTAATTGATACATTACCGTCAACATTAAGATCAACGTCAATATCAACACTACCATTAAATGTAGTATCGCTATTAAATGTTGAAATTCCAGTAACAACTAA